TTATATCCGAGTCTTCAGTGCATATAACATTTCGAGCGCTTTACGCGGCGTCAAGTCATCCAGGTCAAGTTTTGCCAACTCATCCAGCACTGGATGGGGCAAACTGGCGAACATATCGCTCTGGTGCGGCGCGGCAGGTTTCTTGCTGGCCTTGGCAGGGCTGGCGACCACGGTTTCATGGGGCAGCGCCGTTGTTTCCAGGCGGCTGAGGTGTTCGCGGGCACGGGTGATCACCTCGTTCGGCACACCGGCCAACTGCGCCACGGCCAGACCATAACTCTGGCTCGCCGGCCCTGGCAGCACATGGTGCAGGAACACGATGCGCTCGTTGTGCTCGGTGGCATTGAGATGCACGTTGGCCACCAGCGGCTCGCTTTCCGGCAACACCGTCAGCTCGAAGTAGTGCGTGGCGAACAGCGTGTACGCACGCAGATGCGCCAAGCGTTCGGCCGCGGCCCAGGCCAGGGACAGGCCGTCGAAGGTGCTGGTGCCGCGGCCCACTTCGTCCATCAGCACCAGGCTGCGTTCGGTGGCGTTGTGCAGAATGTTGGCGGTTTCGCTCATTTCCACCATAAAGGTCGAACGGCCGCCGGCCAGGTCATCGCTGGAGCCGATCCGCGTGAAAATGCGGTCTACCAGGGACAATTCGCAACTGGCTGCCGGTACGAAGCTGCCGATATGCGCCAACAACACGATAAGCGCGGTCTGGCGCATGTAAGTGGATTTACCACCCATGTTCGGACCGGTGATCACCAACATGCGGGTATCGTCGTCCAGCGACAGGTCATTGGCGACGAACGGCGTGGTCAGCACCTGCTCTACCACCGGGTGACGACCTTGCACGATACGCATGCACGGTTCGCTGACAAACCGTGGGCAATTGAGGTCCAGGTTCAACGCACGTTCGGCGAGGTTGCTCAATACATCCAGCTCCGCCAGGGCGGCGGCGGTGTCTTGCAACGGCGCCAGGCGGCTGATCAAGTCCTCGAGCAAGGCTTCGTAGAGCATTTTTTCCCGCGCCAGGGCGCGGCTTTTGGCTGACAGCGCCTTGTCTTCGAACTCTTTGAGCTCAGGGGTGATAAAACGCTCGGCGCCTTTGAGGGTCTGGCGACGTTGATAGTCGATAGGCGCCGACTCGGCCTGCTTGCTCGGCAGCTCGATAAAGTAACCATGCACGCGGTTGTAGCCGACCTTCAGGTTGGCCAGGCCCGTACGGGCTTTTTCGCGGGCTTCCAGGTCGATCAGGAACTGCCCGGCGTTTTCGCTCAGGGATTGCAGCTCATCCAGCTCGCTGTCGTAGCCGGTTTTCAACACGCCGCCGTCACGAATGATCGCCGGCGGGTTGTCGATAATGGCCTTTTCCAGCAGCGCCGCGAGGTCCGGGTAAGTGCCAGCGGTGACGGCAAGCTGTTGCAGGTGCGGCGTGTCCAGTTCGGTCATCGCGACTTGCAGCTGCGGCAGGGCGCTCAAGGCATCGCGCAGGCGCGCCAAGTCGCGGGGCCGCGCATTGCGCAGGCCGATCCGCGCCAGGATGCGCTCGATATCGCCAATCTCTTTCAGTTGCGGCTGCAGTTTTTCAAAGCGATAGCCGTCGAGCATGCAGGTAATGGAAGATTGGCGCGCTTGCAGCACCGTCAAATCCCGCAGCGGACGGTTCAACCAACGGGTCAGCAAACGGCTGCCCATCGCGGTCTGGCAACGGTCCACCACCGATTGCAGGGTGTTATCACGCCCACCGGCCAGGTTGGTGTCCAGTTCCAGGTTGCGACGGCTGGCGCCATCGAGCACCACGGTATCGTCGAGACGCTCATGGCGCAGGCTGCGCAAGTGAGGCAGAGCAGTGCGCTGGGTTTCCTTGGCGTAGCTGAGCAAGCAGCCTGCGGCACCGATGGCCAGGGTCAGGGTTTCGCAACCGAAGCCTTTAAGGTCCTGCACCGAGAACTGCTGGCACAGACTTTTCAGCGCAGAGTCGCGCTCGAAATCCCACGGTGCACGACGCTTGGTCCCACGACGTTTCTCTGCCGGCAAGTCCTTGGGCCAATCATCCGGAATCAACAACTCCACCGGATTGATACGCTCAAGTTCCGCCAACAGGTTCTCCCAGCCCTTGATCTCCAGCACGCTGAAGTTGCCGCTGGTGATATCCAGCACCGACAGGCCGAACAAACGCTCATCGCCCAACACCGCCGCAATCAGGTTGTCGCGACGCTCATCCAGCAACGCCTCATCACTCACCGTGCCCGGCGTAATAATGCGTACTACCTGACGCTCCACCGGCCCTTTACTGGTGGCCGGGTCGCCGATCTGCTCACAGATCACCACCGACTCACCCAGCTTCACCAGCTTGACCAGGTAGCCTTCCAACGAGTGGTAAGGAATCCCACACATCGGAATCGACTGCCCCGCCGACTGCCCGCGCGCGGTCAGGGTGATGTCCAGCAGCTTGGCGGCCTTCTTCGCGTCTTCATAGAAGATCTCGTAGAAGTCGCCCATGCGATAGAACATCAACTGATCAGGGTGCTGGTTTTTCAGGCGCCAGTACTGCTGCATCATCGGGGTGTGGGAGGACAGATCTGAGGAGTTTTTACTCATTGGGTAATAGGCAAATTCGTTGAAAGTGATGGGGCAAAGGGGGCGCTTGGCCCAGCATTTTTTGCGATGGCGGCAAGGTTAACACGCGAGGTCGGACCTTCGCAGGTCGCAAGCGGCCAGGTAAACCACGAAAGCGGTGCCGCCTCAAGAAACACCAACATAACCGTGGCGAGGGGGCTTGCTCCCGGTGGAGCGCGCAGCGTCCCTGGAAAATGGCTGCTACGCAGCCGAGCGAGAGCAAGCGCCCTCGCCACAGGTTAGCGGTTCAATCAGGCATTGCAGCAGCGTTAGACAATCCGGTCAGAGCCCTGAAAATCAGGGGCTGACTCACGCGCATTCATATCTCAATACGAGATAGAAACGCAGGTCGTGAATACGATCAGACTATTTGGATCTACGCCCACTGGCCGGAAACAACCCTCTGATCACCCCAAGAAACGCAGCAAACAAATTGATTGAAGTCGCCGTAGTGATGGCAATCACTACATTGTCCGAGAACGGCGCTTTACCCGAGTAATACGTCGACCACCCATTCCAAACCAAAAGAACCGCCCAGAAGATCACACCGCAGGCGGCAAACCAGAATGCACGTCCCGCATACTTCTTGCGCAGTTGCCGTTCGGCCTTCTGGTCTTTTAGGTTCTGGTTTCTTTCATCGTCGGTGCCTATGGCTTGCTCGCCACCGGCTTGGGTGTCCTGGTCAGGCCCTGCCGCGGGGGGCAGGGTGAGTTCCAGGTTGTCGAGTTCTTCACTCACGGATGCGGCTCTTTGGGTGAATGAGTATTGCCATGTCTTCCCAGTCGATGGCGGAACCGTCGGCACCCTTGAGGGCCCAGGCTGTGCCGTCCTCGTGGGACAGGTTGGACAGTTGGGTGCCGGACCATTTGCCGTATTTGTTAATGATCCGGTCAATCAAACGATGGGTGTAGGTATCGCTCTCAGGAACCCTCGGTGTCACGAAGACAATGTCTTCGGCGTCGGGCTTCAGGTTGCTGAGCAGCGCGGTCACCGGGCGATTACCGTAGGATTTCAACTCATGGTAAAGCGACGGGATGACCGGGCCATATTGCCAGCGGGCGAAGTGGTCATCCATCAGGGGCTGGTCCCGTTCGCGCAAATGCCAGGACTGTGTATAGAACAGCAGTTTCTGCAGCTTCATCGGGGTCAGGCCCGAAACCTTGCCTTCCTTCGCGCGTTCAATGAAGGCGTTAGCAACAGCTAGCGCTGAATAAGCCATGAGCACCTCCGTCGTTGCTGGCTACGTTGTCAAAGAGTTTTATACATAGGCCTTGAGTTGTCGACATGCAAGGTGTTGATCGGCAGCAATACCAAGCTGGCAGAATAGTAGAATGCCGATAACTGGGTGTATATACAGTATTTTGATTCGAATTAATTGAAAGTCGGATGTTTAATGCATAAATATGCAAATTAGCATTTGCCAACCTCAGAAACTCCCGTCACTATCCGCGTTATGCAAAAACGCAACGTTTCTATCGTCTTAAGAGAACTGCTGGATCGCGACCGGATCTCCCCCACGGAGCTCCATCGGCGCACCGGCGTGCCTCAATCCACACTGTCCCGGATCCTCAGCGGCAAGATCGTTGATCCGTCGGATAAACACATCTCGCGCATCGCCGAGTATTTTCGCGTAAGTACTGATTACCTGCGCGGGCGCGCAGCAGTGGGCGTTGTGCGCGACGATGGGCGCGACCCGATGCATTCGGAACTCAAGGACATAAGCCTGTGGGACGACGACACCCCCGTTAATGATGACGAGGTGTCGATCCCCTTTCTGCGCGAGGTTGAATTGGCTGCTGGATCAGGAAGATTCGTCATCGAGGAAAGCGAGAAGGCCAGCCTGCGGTTCGGCAAGCGCAGCCTGCGGCATAATGGTGTGCAGTTCGACCAGGCCAAATGCGTGACGGTACGTGGCAACAGTATGTTGCCGGTATTGCGCGACGGCGCCACGGTAGGGGTGAATGCCGGCAAGAGCGGCATTGGCGATATCGTGGATGGCGACCTGTATGCCATCAATCACAACGGCCAGTTGCGGGTTAAACAGCTCTACCGCCTGCCTTCCGGTATTCGCCTGCGTAGCTTCAACCGTGATGAACACCCCGATGAGGACTACAGCTTCCAGGATATCCAGGACGAGCAGATCAGCATCCTCGGTCATGTTTTCTGGTGGGGCATGTACGCCCGCTAACCTCCACGCGTAAGAAGAAACCCGCTCATGTGCGGGTTTTTTTTCGTCCATAGAAAACCGGCAAAGCCCAAGCCCGCCAGGCTTCCAATGCATCCGTGCATTCCTATAGCAAAAATAAATGCATTTGTGCATTGACTGTATATGCATACATGCATATTCTTAATCTCAAGCCAGCCAACAAGGCCTGGTGGAGGCGGCAAGGATGCTGCCAAGGAAGACAAGGAAGGCACGCAACATCGGCAAGGACGCCATCGAAGCGATGGCAGGGAGGCCAGGCAACACCGGCAAGGATGCCGACGCTCTTTAGTTTCAACGCTTCAACAACAGGCAGCGATGAACCGGCCTTAACGGTTCAGAGGGTTGGCAACTGACCCGGGTGTGCAGCGTAAAGCACCAAAAGCAGTTATCCGGCAGACAGGGATCGTGGTCGGAAAAACATCGAGGAAAGGACCGTACCGCGCCAGTAGCGCCGAAAGTCCGAGGACATCATTACTGAAAAGCCCGGGCGACCGGGCTTTTTGGAATGCCTACCTACTCAAGCATTTGTAAATGAAATACGGACTATTTATTGCTCAGCCAGGAGGCGTGACATGACAAGTGAACAGCAAGCGTTAGCGGAGATGCCTATCTGGCTGGTCATCGTACTGGCAGTGATCGGCGGTGTATCCGGCGAGATGTGGCGGGCCGACAAGGAGGGCGCCCGCGGTTGGTCGTTGATCCGCCGCCTGGCCCTGCGTTCCGGGGCGTGCATGGTTTGCGGGGTTTCGGCTTTGATGCTGTGCTACGCCGCCGGCATGTCGATCTGGACCGCCGGCGCCATCGGTTGCCTGACCGCCATGGCCGGTGCCGACGTGGCTATCGGCCTTTACGAGCGGTGGGCGGCCAAGCGCATCGGGATCAACCAAGGCTCCCGCCAGGACCCGCAGTAATTGTTGCAAGGACGCTACTAAAATGACGCTTATCGAAAAGCCATCGCAACTGCCCCAGGCCATTGGCGCGGCGCTGCATGCAGCCCTCCCGGGCCTCAAGGTGGGGAGCCACCAGGATTTCCAGGGCGACGCTGAAAAAAACGGCGTAATGGTTACGGTCGAAGGTAATGGCCCTGGCATTCGCTCTCGCGAGGGGCGCAAAGCCCACGTCTTGGCCATTTCACTCAGGGCCATGGTTGCTCCCGGTGCATTGGCGTTCGATGCCTGCGACCTGGCCAGCCAACTGATGGACTTGGTGCTGGATAACCGATGGGACCTGCCCCCGGCACAGTGCGATTTGCCGGCGAATATCGTCGCTGCGCCCGCTTTGCGCACTTCCGTGGAAACGGATTACGACACCTGGACGGTTTCCTTCACGCAAACCCTCTATCTGGGGCCGGCGTTACTCGACGATCCCACAGGCCAACCGCTATTTGCCTGTACCTGGGACGTCTCCAACATCGACGACCCAACCCAATACCAGCCACTGGCGGAGTAGCCCATGTTCGACGCGCTGTTACGCATGCAATTGGGACCGATCGTCGAACGCCTGGCAGAGATGGAGAGCCAGCTCGAAGACCTTTACCGCCGCGCTGAAAGCTTCTGCCGGATCGGCATTTGCCAGCAGGTCGATGCAGCCAGCAACACCTGCAAGGTCAGCCACGGTGATTTGCTGACCCCGGCGATCCGCTTTTTCAACCCCAGTGCCGGTGCACAAACCGAAACCCGCATTCCCACGGTGGGTGAGCAATGCCTGCTGCTCAACTACGGCGGGGGGGAGGGCGGTGTGCAATCCGTGGCCCTGTTCGGCCTTAACAGTGATCGCTTCCCGCCGGTCTCCAGCGTGGCAACGCTGACTCGGCGCCGGCATCAAGATGGCACCCAAAGCGACTATGACGACGCCAGCCACACCTTCAACTGGGTCAACGGCCCGACCAGCTTCAGCGGTTCCCGCGAACAGGTTGACGTCAAAGTCGGCGCCGCCAGCCTGACCCTCAACGCCCAAGGCATCACCCTGCAAGTCGGCGGCACCAGTCTGTTGCTGGATGCCGGCGGCGCGCACTTCAGCGGCCCGGTGGTGGACCATCAAGGACGCGTCATCAGCCCCCGATAAGGACACCCCATGCTTGGAATCGATAGGAACACCGGGGCGGCCGTCGACGACTGGCTGCAATTTGTGCAGCGCGCCACCCGAGCGCTGACCACCCCTGTGGGCACTCGGCAAAAACGCCCGTTGTACGGCTCGCTGATCCCACAGTTGCTCGGCCAGAACCTCGGCGACGACCTGTTGATCCTCGCCCAGAGCCACGCCGCGCAGGCCTTCTACAACACCCACAACGGCATCGGCGACTTCGACCCTCAGGTCATCGTCGCCACTCGCCAGGGCGCCGGCCTGCTGTTGCGGTTTGCCGGCACCTGGAAAAACCGCCAACAATCCTTCGAGGTCGTGACATGAGCATGTTGATCCCCGGCCAGAACCAACTGGCGGAACCGGCCATCATTAAGGTGGATGAGTTCGAACCGTTGCTGGCCGAATTCAAAGCGTTTGTCATCGACTATGTCGCCACCCGCGCTCCGCAAAGCGCAGCCAAACTCCAGGTCAGCCTCGACAACGAGAGCGAACTGCTGACCCTGGCCCTGGAGGCTTTTTGCGTGCGTCTGCAAACCCACGAACGCAAATACAACGCCCGCATCAAGCAGATGCTGGCGTGGTGGGCAACCGGTAGTAACCTGGATGCACGCCTGGCCGATATGGGTCTGGAACGCCAAATGCTCGACCCTGGCGACCCGGCCGCGTTCCCGCCGGTGCCGCCTACTTTGGAAAGCGATGACGACGCTCGCCTGCGTTACTACCTGGCACCCCACGCTCCAGCAGCAGGCTCGCGGATGCAGTATCGCCGTGAAGTGTTCACCCTTGGCGAGCGTCCAGTGGTGAAAGTACAGAGCGCGACGCCGGGTGTGGTCACGGTCACCTACACCTTCGACCCGGACGGCTATGCGGCCCAGATCAAGGACGGCAACGCCCGACGCACCGCACCGGGGGAAGTCATGGTCACCGTGCTTTCCAGGGAGGGTGACGGCACGCCATCTGCCGACTTGCTTGACGGTGTACGTCGACATTTCGCACGGCCGGATGTACGGCCCGAAACCGACCTGGTCAGCGTCCAGGGCGCGCAGATTCAACCCTACAAAATTCGCGTGGTGGCCAAGATCAACGCCGGCCCGGACTCGGGGCTGACCCAAGTGGCGGCGCAGAAACTGCTGCAAGATTACGCAGAGTCCTGCCACCGCCTGGAAGGGCGGGTGGACCCCAGCTGGATCGACTACGCCATCCACAGTGCCGGCGCTGCGCAACTGCAAATCCTCGAACCGCTGGCGCCGATTGTCAGCACCGCGTTCCAGGCCCCGCATTGCACGGGCGTCGAGGTGGAGGTGCGCACGCTATGAGTGAACCCAAAGCGAGTTTGCTGCCCGCCAACAGCTCACCGCTGGAAAAGGCGTTGGACCTGGGCTTCGGCACATTGCTTGAGCGCGTCACCCCGCCGTTTCCGGCACTGATGAACCCGCTGCACACCCCCAGCGAATTCCTGCCTTACCTGGCCGCAGACCGTGGCGTCAGCGAGTGGGATGCCGAGGCCAGCGAGGCGGAGAAACGCCTGACCGTGGCCTTGTCCTGGCAAATCCAGCGCCAGGCCGGCACACCCAAGGCGCTGAGTCATGCGGTGGAGTCATTGGGCTTCACGCCCAATATCAGCGCCTGGTACCAGCAACGTCCGCTGGGCGTGCCTTACACCTTCGACGTGCAGGCGATCATCGGGCGCAGTTGGTCCAGCGGCGACCATAACCGGCTGATCCGGCGTGTCAACGCAGCCAAAAGTGAGCGCGATCAGGCGACGATCACCATCGTGCATGAAACCGAAGGCCAGCTCGCGCTAACGCAAGTGCTCGACGCGCCTTTAAGCGACGGCGAGTTCTACCTGAACGGCGCGTTGCCGGACTTGGCGCTGGTTGCCCGGCTAAACAGTGCCGGGGTTGCCCAGCACTACACCATTAACGATTACGACCTCAGGGCGCAGCCATGACAGATGAAATCACGCGCCTGGTGCGCTTCACCTCCAAAGGTTTGGATGAAGTGCTGCAGGCAAAGAACCAGGGCCTCAAAGGCGAAATCACCCACGTTGGCGCCGGCACCGGCCGCTACAACCCCGACGGCACGGAAGTGGCCTTGCGTGACGAGCGCCAACGGGTGGCCATCGTCGATTACGAAGACCTGGGCGAGCGCCAACTCAGGATGGCCGCGCTGTTTGATGGCGACGGTGAGTATGAGATTGGTGAGTTCGGGTTTTACCTCGCCAGCGGGACGTTGTTGGCGGTGTATTCCGTGGCGGGGAAGTTGCTGACGTATAAAGCAGCGGCGGCGCGGGTGCTGCAGAAGTTTACGCTGGATGTTTCGCCGTTGCCGGCGGATAGCGTTACGGTGGTAGTGGGGTCTGAAAACCTCAATATTTTGCTGGTCGAAGAGCTTGCTTCTCTTTCGGCGGCAAGCGTCGACAACATGGCCCGAGGTGTAGGGGTTCTATTTCGGGTAATGGTTTTGGAAAAGAATGCGACTTAGCGACAGAGCCATTTTACTTGTCACCATGAAGCCGCTCTTTGGGCTTGATTGAAAACTCAGGGGAAATATTAATGGAATACAGGGAGTTCAAACAGTGAGTACTGAACAGCAATTGGCCGCTGTTGTAAGCGCGGCAAATAATTTGACGAACATCGTTACGAGCAAGGTCGATGATATTGATAAGGCGCTTGAAGCTTCGCGTCGAAAATATGAGGCACAGCTTGTAAGCCTGGAGCAGAGGTTGCCTAGGCTGGCGCTTACGCGAAACTTCAATATGACAGCGGATGCCACGGGAACCCTGATTGATGGGTGGGCTGTTCATCAACAGGTAACTGCCACAAAACTGCGGACGGTGACCGCGGCGGCGCAAACTGCGGGGCGGCCTCAGGCGGACGTCGACTTTATGCTTCAGGTACAGGCGGATGTGCGTGAGCAATATCCAGATTTCGACATAAGCTCGACTGGATATTGGCGCACCAGTATTAACGTCTGGCAAATGAAATGGTCGGACAATCAAGGCACCCCGCAGAGCGGCATGTGGCTTGCGTTTCCTTATTCTGTTGACAGCGACAGGGCAAGCGGAGGGACGCCCGTGAGTCTGAATTCGTGTATGACTTTCGGAGCTTTTGTTCGAGTGATTGAGGGCGCTGTTTCAGGTTTTTGGAGTACACAGAGCGAAAAGGGTAAGTGGCGTTGGTGTTCTGAGGTGGTATTGCCGGCCCAGCGTTTTGGGTATTACGCGCATCTTCATCCAATGCGCAACTCCGAGGGTGGAGTTGTTGAAGTAATGCTGGCGGGCGCTTGTACGGGCGTAGTTGCCCACCCCGCTGACTGGGGAACCATGTTGGCTTTGGGTTAAGGAGAATATTGATGAAACCTGAATTTGTACCTGCTGAGCTTCACCCTTTGATCAAGTGGACGCTCATTCGTAAGTCCCGGGACGCCGACCTGGCATCTAGCGACTATGCGGCCATGCCTGATTACCCAATGGCCGACGAAGATCGCTCAGTGTTCGTGGCCTACCGTAAAGCTCTGCGCGACATCCCCGATCAGGGTGCCGACCCGGACGCGGTGGTATGGCCTGAAAAGCCCCGCTTCCTGAAGTAAGCCCCCCACCGCGAAAGCGGTTTTTTCGCCCCCCGAAAGCCCCTCCTGCAGGGGCTTTAACATTTTCCATCCCGGAGATCTCCACCCATGCCCACCCGCCAAACCTACACCGTCCTCATCCCATTCCCCATCGGCAAAGGCCATTGGTCCACCGCTGGCGAGGAACTGGAACTGCTGGACGTCGAAGCATCTGCCCTGCGCACCGCTGGCCGCCTGGAACTGACCAGCGTCCTCAACTCCACCCCCAAGAAGGCTGAATAACCATGGCAGAAGTCCTGAACTTCGAGCACAACGGCATCACTGTGAATGCCACTGAATCCCCCGAGGCCATGGGTGGCCTTGGCGATAACGTCATTGGCCTGGTCGGCACTGCGCCGAATGCCCATGCGTCGATCCCGAAAAACGCGCCGTTTCGCATCAACAGCTTTACCACTCAGGCGTTGCTGGACCCTACCGGCACTGAGTCGGGAACCTTGTTCCAAGCGGTGTACCAGATCCTCAAAGTGGTGAAGGTGCCGGTTTATGTGGTCATCGTCGAGGAAGGCGCCACCCCGGCCGATACGATCAATAATGTGATCGGCGGCAACGACCCGGTCACCGGTCGCAAGCTGGGCCTGGCGGCCCTGAGCAGCGTGCCTGAAGACCTGACCATCATCGGCGCTCCAGGCTTTACCGGCACCAAGGCTGTGGCTGGTGAGTTCGCCTCTTTCGGCAAGCGCATCAAGGCCCGTGTGGTACTGGATGGCAAGGACGCGTCCGTTGCCGACCAAGTGACCTACAGCGGCGAACTGGGCGGGGCCGACCAGGGCTTCGACCGTTGCCTGCTGGTGCACAACATGCCGTCGGTGTACTCCAAGGCCGCGAAGAAGAACGTGTTCCTGTCGCCATCCTCGCTGGCCATCGCCGCATTGGCCAAGGTCAAGCAGTGGGAAAGCCCAGGTAACCAGGTGACCTTCGCCGAGGACGTTTCCCGCGTGGTCGAGTACAACATCCTCGACACCTCCACCGAAGGCGACCTGCTCAACCGCTACGGCGTGAGCTACTACGCTCGCACCATCCTCGGCGGCTTCTCGCTGCTGGGTAACCGCTCCATCACCGGCAAGTTCATCAGCTACGTCGGCCTGGAAGATGCCATCAGCCGCAAGCTGGTCAAGGCCGGCCAGAAAGCCATGGCCAAGAACCTCACCAAGTCCTTCATGGATCAGGAGGTCAAGCGCATCAACGACTGGCTGCAAACCCTGGTGGCCGACGAAACCATTCCCGGCGGCAGCGTGTACCTGCACCCGGAGCTGAACAGCGTCGAGAAGTACAAAAACGGCACCTGGTTCATCGTCATCGACTACGGCCGCTACGCACCGAACGAACACATGGTTTATCAACTCAACGCCCGCGATGAAATCATCGAGCAGTTCCTGGAGGACGTTCTCTAATGTTTACCAACCGAGTCAGACAGGCCATTGCGGCCACCCTTCAAGGCCTGCCGTTGTCCGCAACCGTGGAAGAGTTCACCCCGCCGAAGATCGAGTTCGACATGGAGCCCATGTCCGGCGGGCGCTTTATTGCCGAGGAAATGGCCAAGAGCGGCAAGGTGCTCAATGCCAAGCTGGTGCTGCAAGGTGCCGGCCCGGAAATCATGCTGGCCCTGGGCGTGCGCACGGGCGACGACATCTTGCTGAACGTGCGTGAAGCCGGCCAAGACCAGGACGGCAAGACCTACTTCACCTACCACACCGTGGGCGGCAAGCTCAAATCCCTGGAGGAGGCGAAG